ACACCAAAGTAAGTTGGGATATTTTCACCTTTGCAGGGGCTAAAATGACCAAAGACTATGAATACCAGCTAAGGGGCTACATGGCATTAACAAAGGTAAACACCGCGCGTTTAGTGTATGTTTTAACCGACACCCCCGAAAAGATGATATTGGATGAAATCAGGCGGCAATCTTGGAGGATGGGCATGATTGAAGTACCTCAAACCTTTGAGGACTTAATCAGGGTCAACATGACCTATGACAATGTACCGAAAGAAAGCAGGGTTAAGGTTTTCCAAATTGAGCGAGATTTGGAAATTGAGCAGCAAATTTTTGACCGCGTGAAATTATGTAGGGAGTATTACAACACAATTAAGTTATGAAAATCCAAAAAACCTACAAAATCAGGTCGGGCAACAACTATTCAAACCGATTCAATTTACCGCTGCCGAACCGATTGATTTACCGCCCGACCGAAATGGTGGCCAAATTAACCCTGCATGAATCCATGATTTACCGTAATGATAACGATGGATGGATGAAGTTGTGCGGGTTTAGCCGAGGTCATCATCACGATAATTCGTTTCGCTTTGTTTGGCGGTGCTGGGATGGGTGTTTAGAAATTGCAGCCTATTGTTACATAAATGGATTTAGGCAAAAAAAGAATCTTTTGTGGTGCTTTACTAAAAAGATTGATTTTCCAAGCAAGGTTCTATTAAAGATTTCATTTATGTATCCGCTTGTAATTCTAACAGCGTATTCTGAAACAGAAAAAGAGCAAGCAAGTTTTAAAATTTCATACAATTTTCCGTCATTTGGCTACCTCTTAACCCCACACTTCGAGAACCCGAAAGCACCGCAAACAGGCGCACCACACGATATTTATTTACCATTAGAAATCACTATCCGATGAGCGACAAACACAAAAGAACCCGCAGAACGATTGGGGCCATTGGTGCGTTTTTCATGATTAGGCAGTACCTACTTGGCAAATCGCTGGAAGATATTTCAGAGCAATTAGGGTGTAGTTATCACTACGCTACCCAAGTCGTTACCGCTTACCATGAATTGCAGAAAATAACCCCGCGTGAAATAACCGCGCCTGTCAACATTAATCCTATGAAGTTTAGTGAAAGCGAGTTGTTGAACATTTCGTTTATGCCGGATGAGAAATTTTACCAACATACAGGCTTGGATAAAAACAATCGGTGGTGGGTAGGCAAGAGAAAAATGATTTAATTAATTTGCAATTAAATTAAATTTATTACATTTGCAGCATGGCAAAGAAAACAACAACTAAAAAACAGAAGGTCGGGCCGAAACCTAAAAACCCGATGGAAAAGAAAATCGCTGTATTTTTCATGGCGAAGGCTGGCGATATTAAACTACTTGGCGGCAAGGAAAGAGCGAAACTGCTTGTGCAAGATTTTATCGTTGAAAAGGCGAAGGAAATTAAGTTAGAAACCAATTAACCCAACCAAAATGAGCAAATTAAAAGTCGTTTACTACAACGAAACCAAGCGGGCAACCAAAACCAAACCAGCGCGAAAAGTTTATTGCTTTGCATTGGAAAATTCGCAGGAGGAACTAAGCGAAATTCATGAGTACACCTCAACAGGTAGTCGCAAACGTGGCCTTGATAGATTTCAGGCCGCTCGGGTAAAAATCGGAAAACAACCTTATAAATTCAAGTAAGATGAAAAACTTTAAAGCATTTTTAACCCATTACAAACACGTTGTTTTGATATGGGCATTGTATTGGTTCTTCGCGTATCAACTCGCATGGCCAAGTAATTTTCAACAAGTTGCAGCGTATAATGACAGCGAGGGTCATGGCTACGTTTGGGCATTTATCGCAGCGTTCTTTTGGATTGTTTGTATCGGGTTGTTTTTCTCAACCTATACCTTCAATCAATGGATGAGGTTTAAAAAATCGGAGTGGTATAAAAAGTAACGGTTGAGAATATGTGTTCGTTTTAATGACACATATTCTTTGTTATATTTAGTTTTTACTTTGATTTAAAAAATAATAAAATATGAAACATAAAAAAGAATTTGCGGTGTTTAAAACAAAAACATCAACTTGGAACAATGGAACAAGAAATTTTGTAGGGGAATTAATTAAAGATGGTTTTGAAAATATTGAAGATGCGGAAGATTTTTTGATAGAAAGATTAGACAAAATTTCTGACAAGACTGTTAGATGTTTCATATTACCTATTTATCAAAGTAAAAATTGAATATAACGTTTTGCAGCTATGCGCTCGTTTTAATGGCGCATAGGTGCTGTTAGCTGCTGTTTTTTTCTCTTTGATTTTCAGCACTTTAGAAAATAATTGAAAAATATCTTTGAAATAGTTTGCGAAATCAAAACAAGCGTTGTATATTTGTACTCGATAAGCAATTAAGCGTATCACTAAAAAAAACAAAAAAAATGACAAATTCAAACTTTCAAATCGGGCAAAAAGCAGTTTTTAATTATGACCGTAATTATATGACTACGGAAAGAACAAGAAACCACGATGGCGAGGTGGTTACAATAAAAGATGCTGCTTGGGAAGCACAAGGACATACTTACATAACTGTTGAAAATGCACACAATACTATTTATCCTGTGATGATTCAAGAATTGACCTTTTATGAAAACTAAAAAAGAAACAAGGGGAGGCACTCGGCAAGGTTCGGGTGCTAAACCTAAATACTCGGAACAAACTAAAACGGTTGCATTTCGCTGTCCAATTTCAAAAGTTGATGAACTTAAAATTATTGTCAAGTCTAAACTTTCGGAGTGGTCGGTAAAATAGCAGCTAACTCACTTATTGACGCAATTTTGTATCGTATATCCAACAAGACTACCTCAACCGCCAATCCGCCCCAATAACAAACATTCGCTTAATTGGGTCAACACCAATCAAAGCCCCTGCTTTTCGGTATCTTGCCGCAATGTAGGGGCTTACCGTTTTTACTTGTTTTAGGTCAGTACCTAAAAGAACTCCTGCCGAAATTGTCAATTTTTGCTTTACAGGCGGGTTGATGATAGTGGTGATAGTTTGGGTCGGTTTTAAAATATTGTAAGTGAAGCCGCGCGAAAAGATGCCGTTTTTGTATATTGTATCTTCTATGGTGAGGGCTAAATTCGTATCGCGGTATTCCTGCCTTGAATAAACTTTTGTGTAGTAGGCTAAAACCACCGCCAACGAATCGATAGGCTGCGACTTTGGAGGTAAAACAATAATACTATCCACTCTAAATGTGTTCGTGTGCTGCGTGTGAAATGTTTGAGATTTGACCTTAGTGCTATCATAGATATTATTTACAATCGTTTGCGTTTCGGGTGGTGCAATGGTTGAATCTTTGCAGCCGTTCCAAATTAGCAGCCCGATAACGGCCAATAATAACGCGGTGTTGAGGTTAATTAATTTCATTCCAACTTTCTTTTACTCTCGTCCATGACTTCAAAGGTACGATTAATTCGCCTGATTTGTGCTTGCTTTGGATGTACTTGAATCGAAGGTTTGTGCCTGATTTCTCGGTTATATTTTCCACAAATTCGATAATGGTCTGGTCGTAGATGTTTTGGTATTGCTTGCCTTTGGTCATTCAAAAACCCTTTTTATTCGCTGTTGGCCGATGGTTAAATCTTTATCTTTTGAATCAAAATAGATTCTAACTAAATCATACCCAATCTGCATACACTTATTATTTTTTGTTTCGCCTTTTTTATAGCAAAACTCCATTCCCGCAATGATTGGGGTTTTTACATCTGTGTAAAAATTACTTTTAGCTCCCTCTATCATCTTAATTTTTGCCAATCCGTTAATTGATAATGTGGCAAATCTGTTTTTGTCAAATCCATTTTGCGGTCATTGTTCCAATCCGCGCCCCATGTAACTTTTATTCCCATCTCATCAGCCACCTCCATAACAATCTTTGAAAATGCAATAAAATTTGACCTGTTCCAATCTAAACTTTTTCCATCGGCTTTTAAAAAAGCAATATCAAAAGCAAACGATGGGTTAAAATTGTGAGGCGATTGTCCGGCCAATGCCCATGTAACAATCGGCCCTTTTTTATTTTCGCGGCCCTGTTTGTATAGTTCGGTTTGGGCTTCGTTGTTTCGATAGGTGCAAGTTAAAAATACATTTGCCCCTCCTAATTTTTCCCAACGCTTTTCCGCTTCAGTCCAAACCTTTGTTAAATCAGGGTGTAGGTGTTCCGTTTTCCTCGATGTTATTGCTGCCATTTTTAAATTTGATTATTTGTTCAACGGTGACTATTCCTAAGCATACCAAGGCAAAGCATAACCAAGCGTACAAAGCGTTGATTTGTGCTTCCTGTGGTATTTCCTTTGCGGTAACATAAATCGCGGTCATAACTCCAACAAACGCTGAAAGTTTACGCGCTGAAAGCGAATCGGGGCTATTGGTGTCAAATGAACCAAGTAGTTTATGCAAAAACTTTTTCATACAACCAATGTTTTAAAAAGCCAAAACATAAAACTACCAATGGCCCCAAGTACAATCGTCCAAACACCGCGCTTTCCTTCCAACACCTTCTCGCGTGTTTTGATTTCGTTTACCTCTTTCTTTAGTTCGGCAACATCCTTCAAAACCTCTTTGCTTTTGAGGTCGCCAATAAACTCGTTATGCTCAAATACCATGCTAATAACACCGCGCTTGCCTGTTTCGGGGTCGTTGTGCAAATAATCTTCAAGCCTCTTTTGCGCTGATTGCACGTTGTTCACGCCCTGACGAAGGTTTTTCATATCGTGTTGAATGTCCTTTTGGCTGGTGATGATTTCGTTTAATTGCGCTTGTATTTCCATACGTAAAATGAGGTCGAGAGAGTTAATATTAATGTCAGCAAGTCCTTCCATTGGTAGCTTGTTATGTCAAAGAAAAGTCGGTCGATTAAATCGGAAACAACTATTGAAAATGCGATGTTTAGCATAAATCTCGTTTGTCCGCTTGCCCCGATGTTGCCCGCTGCGAATAGCATCGCAAAAATAGCGGTGTAGTTGATGCCGCGCCACTTGTACCATTCTGCCATGTCATCACCCGCAATGATGTTGCACAGGTGAAAATTGGCTAAGTAGAGCGCAATGGCTGATATGAAAAGGGTTAGTTTCAAATTTTATCTTTTGGTTTCTCCTTAGGTTCGGGGTTAAGGATTTTCGTAACCGTGTCCTCGCATTTCGGGCAAAGTTTTGTTTCGCCATCGGTGAGCGACAAACAAGGGCATTGCGTATCAGGCTGGCATTTCAGTTCTGATGGGTCTGTGATTTGGTAAGATTCAGGCATGGTTATTTGTTTAAGAATTTAAAGCAGCCATAAAGTTAGTAACTGAACCGTAAAAAACACCATTGATTGATGTCGTCGCAAGTCGAAAGAAAAAAATATTGTCACTCAATTCCAAATGCACGCCGTTACCAAGATTTTGAAACCCTGATGGAGGAATTAATTCAAACGTGCGAACAAGTGCCTCTCCTTTAACAACAACATTCATGTTGTTAATTTTTTCAATGTTAATTATTTCATCCTGCATTTTATTTTGCTTTTAATGAGTAAAATGACACAACGCTACTATCCGCGCTGCTGGTGTGCTGCAAAGCTATCATATAAAATCCTGCGTTGTTGTGATTAATTGCCAAACTGCTCAAATTATTTAATCCGCCGTAATCGGATGCCAAGTTAGTTGATGCCACAAATGCTCCCTGTGTTCCCTCGCCTGTTCCATCGCTTGTTTTTATTGGTAAATTACGAAGATGCTTGTTTGAAAGCAAAGAGGCAGCAGACGTTAATCCACTCATTAAAATCGCACCTGACAACGAATTTGTGGTGTTCCAATATAATCTAACGGTCAGTGTTCCTGCTGAACCTGTTTTAACCGCCCCGATTGATGTTTCAAGAATGTCGCCCGCGCCAAAAAAACCAGCACTTACAGGAATAAATACAACTGCGGTGTTAGCTACCGAGCCTGTATAAGGAGAAGAATTGACCGTCGATTCGAGTCGTTTGTAATTACGGATGAGGTTGTTGACAGCCGATTCCGCCACCAATAACAAGCTATCTGTTCCAAGGGTTGCCACGTTTCCAGCGTCTGCCGATACTGCGGTCGGCCCTGCTGGGCCTGTGTTTCCCGTATCTCCCTTGTCGCCCTTGTCGCCTTGTGGTCCTTGCGCTCCAGTGGCTCCTGTTGCTCCTGTTGCTCCTTGAATACCTTGCGGTCCCTGCGGTCCTTGTGGCCCTTGCGGACCAACCGTGCCAATCACACGAACGGTTAAAATAATTTGATGGTTGTTGGCAAATCCTGTAGTGCCTGTTCCTCCTGACGATGATAGGGTTACCGGTACAACAAGATATCCATCCGGTGTATTTGGAATGGGTGCGCCAGAAACCTCCCAAATTTGAAAATTTGCAGAATCGTTATCATCCTGAATTAACAACAGGTCGGTTTCAACAATTAATTCCAATATTAATTTAAGGTCAATTCCCTCAATCGTAAAATTGTCAATGTGCAAATTGGCCGAATTAATCTGCGTGGCGTTATCGTATCTAATATGCCCAGATGTAGGGCTTCCGCCGACCGTTGTTTGAATTCGCCATTCACCAAGCACCCCTGCTGAATAACCATTTGCACCTGCCGGCCCTGTTTCTCCTTGTGGGCCTTCCGGCCCTTGAGGTCCTGTTGGTCCCGTTGCACCAGTTGGCCCTGTTGGCCCTGTTGGTCCCGGAGGACCGGGCGTGCCACCTCCTCCCGCGTCTGCAACCTCAACAATAATATTAGGTACAAAAGTCGAAACGGTGATGTTAATTATCTCAACATTTTCAACAACGGTTATATTTATTTGGTCGGCCATTTTAGTTTGTTGTCGACTGAATTATTCGCATTGTTCCTTCCATGTAAGTAGTAACAACACCCGACAAAGTTACCTCCATATCATAAAACCAAAGCCCCGCGTTCCAATTAATTATTTGCGCTGGTATTGTAATTTCCCCTGCTGCGCCATTGGTAACCGAAATAGTTAAATCACGAAATTGATTTCCCGACTTACTGCCAAATCGAAATCGAATTCTAACCGTTGCTCCAACAAGGTTAATCGGTACTTGGTTTTCATCTCTAATAGTAATAACAGCGCCTCTGTAAGTGTCGCCTGTTATGTGGCTTGGAAATGTGTAAGTCATGGCCCAGCGTTTATAAAGTAATTAATCTTGCAGCCCCGTAAACAATAGCCGTACCATTTCCAACGGTAGAAGTCGAAATTTGAATAATCATTTTTTCATTTTCCTTTACAATAGTTTGGTCGCCATCGTTTAATGGGTCTTGCATTACAAGATTTCCAAAATGGTTACCTGAATAGGCCGATGTTTGCGCGGCCAAAATACTGAATTGACTTCTGCCTGTTTCACTTTGCACCGAAATATCCAAGTTGTCGTAGGCAACAGAATTGAAAGTGTATTTTAGTTCTGAATCAATAGATTTCCAAGCATATCCCGCGCCCGGTGCTGGCAGTTCTGTGATGTCAAAATCACCGCCCGCGAGCAAGTTGGCAGCGGAAAAAGATTTTTTAAACGGAATAATATTTCCTGTCACGAATTTATCCGTTGAAAGCGTATAAATTCCTGATTCGCCTGTTGTAGTATCGGTAGCGTAGGCATAAAGCGTGCTTGTTGTTGCGCCACGAACGATTAACGAGCGCGTGGTTGCAGCGTTTGAGATTCGATAAACCTTGTTTGGAACAACCTGATTGGCTGCAACAAGCGTATCCATGAATCCCTTGGTAACGGTCTGCGAAACATAAGCCTGTGACATTTGGCCGTTGGCATCAAGTCCAACATAACCATTTGCAGCATCTTTATCGCTTAAAATGTTCGGTACTGATACTTCTAAATTTAAAAGCCTTTGTTGAACATTGTCGCCTGTAATAAACTTGATAATATTGTTGTAGATATTCGACACAATATCTGTTATCATGTCGGCTCTATTTTTTTGAACTCCGGGCATTTTGTTTGGTTTTTAATTATGAATCAGGAGCATCGAATGAATTATCGAAGCTATTTGAAAATGAAAAGTAAGGAGGTGGGACAAGTTGATATTCGCAATCAAACGCGGCATCAAATACAGGGTATTCGGTCGGGAATTGGTCATCAGTCCATTTCGCGGTAAACCCCCAAACAACTTCTTGTTTAAGGTCATTAGCAATTGGCGCAATTGGAATAATTGTAACGGGCTTTGTTGATACCCTCATAATTGTTTCGCTACAAAAAACAAGGTAGAAATTCCTGTTACCAAACAAAGCGTTCCAATGATTTCGGTTGCCTATGTAGTTTGGTTCTTTTATTGTTGCAGAAAATTGATTTGCAATAACGGTTTCTTCCGCTGACATAAAACCGCGAACGGTTATCGGTGCGCCTCCATCGTATTCGCCTTGCGTTTCGGGATATACAAATATTTTACCAATTGAGCGGCCAATATCCCAAACATTAATGTTTTCAATGTCGGCCAAAATATCTGCAATGATTGATTTGTGAATGATAGCGCACTTACGAACACGCGCTAATTCAGTAACGCAAACCGTACAATCATTTTCAGGAATTTCGGAACAAGCGGATGGATAGTAGGCCATTTTTCAAAGGTATAAAAAAGGGGTGATTAAAAATCACCCCAATTAATTAAGGCACATAGCACTCAAATAACCCATCTGAATAAGTGTATTCAGCAGGGAAATTTTCAGAAGTCCATTTAACCAAAACATCCCAAGTCCTTTCTGTTTTCAAATCGTTTGCGATAGGATTAGCAGGAACAATTGTTACAGGCTCATCCGATATTGCAAGCACCGTTTCAGAACGAAACGCTACATAAAACTGATTTGATTTTTTGAGGGAGTTGTAATGGTCACGATTTCCAACATAGTCAGGGTCTTTAAATGTTAGGTTAAAGGTATAGCTATTTAGCTTCTCTTCAACATCACCATATCCCTGTCCCATGTTTGGTGAACCACCATCAAACTCGCCTTGTGTTGCCGGGTATTCAAAAATTTCGCCTGATGCAACCCCGGCATCCCACAAAGTTTTATCTTCAGGGTCAGCGTTAAGTGTTGCAAGATAGGACTGATTAATGAATGCCACGCCACGAACACGGGCAAGTTCAACGCCACATGACCCGCAGGCATGATTTGAAATATTCTCATCACAGCCCGATGGATAATAAGCCATAGTATTAACAGTTTTCGCAGATAACAATACACCCTCTGCGGTAGGTGGTAATAACACGGTATCGGATTGCAATCAATCCATTGTTTAGCCCAACTCTCACATTGGGCTTATTTGTTTCCCTTTCAATCACAAATCGACTATCCAACTCATGAGATATTAACTCAATTCGGCAGTCAAACAATTGTAGGCTCTCACACACTACTTTTGACAATACGCTTGGAATTGCGCCAACAAAGATGTCTTTTAGTGTTTCAAAAGAAACTTTCGTTTTTTGCTGTTGTGCAAAAATAATGAATTCTATTTCATTAATCTCTTCAACCTTGTCGAGTTTGTCGCCAAAGTTATTTTCAACTACACCATACCCTCCCGATTGATTTCGGTGATACCATGACACCGCAAATCTATCATCAAGCATACAATTCGTTACTTCTGACCCATTGAAAACACCTGAATAGTATTCTTTATCATCATAGTAGCGTTCGGCCAATCCAAACGCTTTTTGAGGCAATAATGAGCGAACATTGATATTTTTCAATATCAACGAATCAATCTCAAATATGATGCCTTTAAGGTTCATTTAAACAGGATTTGAGCGGTCGCGTTTGCTGCGTTTAAAGCAATTTTTCTTTCATCCAAAGTAAGTTCATAAATCACCCCATACTTTTCTTCCATCCACTCGATTTTTTTCTCTGAATCGGGATTGTTTACGCCAATGGTATAGCCTTTTTCAGTAGCGGCCAAAACATAGCTATTTTCTAAAGCTCGGGTAAGCGATAAAATTACATTTGGATCGGATGTTCGTGCCGGGTGTCCTTTGCCGGGCGTTTGTCTGAATTTCAAATAAGTGTTATCGTAAACACCAATTTGTGACTTATCTGACTTTTGCCCGCGTTCGTGAATCCTTTCCCGAAGTTCAGGCATTACAGCAGCAGCAGCAGCGCGTGAAACCGTTTCAGGATTTTCCAAAGCATTAAACTTGGCTAACACCGTACCAATAACAAAAGGTATGTTGTCGGTTATTGTCATGGAATCCTTGTGATAACGGTTGACAATGAATCGCATTCTAAACAAGCATCGCAGCTAAATTTTAGTCCTGTAATTGCGTTGTTTATTGCTTCCTCATATCTAATTGCGTAAAGGTCGAGCAATTCTCTTGCTTCCTCTTTTCGCAGCGTGGTTAAGAAATTAACACGCTCTGAAAAAAGTCTTTCGGTCATAAACTCAATACCCAATAAATACCAATAAGCCTCTGCAAATAATAAACGATTCGAGCAAACAGCGGCATCGTATTCGCATCCAACGGTTATAACCGCCTGCAATCCTGTGATTGTGTCGCCTTGTGTTAGTGTGCCTGTTTGTAGTCCTGTTGTACTTTCAAAGCTACGCAAGTAACCGCAATTTGAATCAAAGCAATAATCCATACAACCACCCCAAAGAATGTTTAAATCATTGGTGGAATAAGAAACAGAATTTACACTTCCATCATTAAACCCAATACCCAAAACAGGGCAGGTAAACTTTTTAAGAATATCGAAAGAAGTCCATTCATCCGCCACGCACTCGGACATTGTCAAAGTCTTTGTAAACAATATCTCTTTTGTAAGATAATTAAAAAACTTTACATCAACGCTTGTGGCTACCGTTCCTGTTCGCTTATAAAATCGGATTTTGTCGATTGAAAAAGTTTGAAAAGGCGACATCATCCAACTATCAGTAAATGTATAAGCACCGTTTATTACAATGCCTCTAAATCTATCAGTTTGAGAAGTGTTTGTTTGTGGTAAAATATTTCCTGTATCGACCGTTCTTTTTACGCGCTTTATATCGTAGCGCGTTGACATCTTGGAAATGATTTGGTTCTTTATTCTTGCCTCTGCGCGTTCGTTGATATTTTCCCAAACACCAAGATAGTTTTTCTGTTCGGCATCGGCAACCTCGCCAAATGAGCGCAAAGAAATACCCGAAAGGCTATTCAAAGAATAGACACTTTCGGGCAATTCAGTAACAGAACAACCTTTTAAATAAACGAGGCCTGTAAAGCAGTTCATTCTTAGGTGTTTGTTGCAGTGTAACGCAAAGAACCGTTATTACCTGTTAATCTGTCTGCGGCTTGGTAAGCATCAGAAGGAACTTGCCACAAAGCAAAGTTTTTCTTCATAGTCAAATTCCATCCGCGTCCCAAAGTAACCGTTTCATAACCTACGGTTGCCTCGGTAGGGCAGTTAATCGCTCTCAATTGAAAGTCGATGTTTAGCATACCAAGCATTCCATCAGTACCGGGCAAGTTCACAGGAACAGGCATATTGAAGAAATACGAATCACCTTTCATTGTGTTGATGTATTCGCGGAAGCCTTTGTACTCATCCAATTGAACAAGTCCGAAAGTACCCGGCATCAAAACTCCAAATTGATTCGCTCCTAAAATAGAAGCCGCGTGCAAATCAAAGTAGTAATCGAAATTACCCATTGCAGCGTTGTTGTTCAATTGCGCGTATTGTGTCATTGCAGGATTCATAGCCTGTAATGCAGCGGAATTAATGTTACCTGAACCGAAGATAATAGGTCGTCCCTGTCCTTCGTTGGCAGCATAATCGGACATTATTTTTGTCCATCCCTCTGCAAAACTATTGCTTGTAGAATCATCGTTGAAGTTTACCGAAACAGCAGCGTTGTTACCCGTTACTTGGTTAACTCCCCAAACAATACTTGAAAGCAAAGTTTGGTCAATTTTTCCTACAAATCCGTTCATAGATGCAAGTACTACCGCCAATGTTTCGCGCATAAATGCCGAAGGGGCTTTACCCATTGCAACCGTGTCCGTTGCTTCCTTGCAATAACGTGCAACAGTATCATCATTCAAATGAATACCGAATTTAACGGTATCAACTGAATCAATGGTAATTTCATCGTAAGCAGGAACAAGGTCGGTGTCGCAATTGTCCTCCGTTGCCATTTGAGCGGGAGTTGTGCGGGTGTAATACTTTAATCTCAAATCCTTAATGTGGCCGAAATCATCAGCCAACGAAAAGGGGTCGCCAATCAATTTTGCTTGCGCTCCTCTTTCAAGGTTAGCACGCAAAAATCCTGATGGCGTTACTTTATTTTCGGGCGCGTTTTCACCGATGACATATTTCATGTGCATCAGCATCGCAGGGCAAAAACCTAAAGCCATTTTGTTGTGTGTTTTTAGTCTACCTTAGACAACGACTCATTTAATTGTTCGAGTGCATCTAAAGAAGCCTGATTCAATTGTGGTGTGTCATTTTGTTGACCACCTGATTGACGGTGTTGACCACCATTGTTAGCAGGGGGTTGAGGCGTGCTAACTTTTAAAAACTTATTATCGGCAAGCGTTTGTTCGGTGAGAGAATCGAAACTTAGCTCTTTGCCATCTTTGCCAAAGATAAAGATATTTTCATCATCTTTACTTACAATGCGAATTTTTCCATCAATTTTTTTTGCGCGCGCATTTTTTTCAGCAAGTGATTTTTCAACCAACTGCCTTGCAACGGTTAATTCAATGTCAGGTGCAAGTGTTCCGGGCAATGGTTTTGAACGCAAGATTGAATTTACTTCTTGGTCAAAGATTTGGGTTTCGTATCGGTTTGTAACCTCGTTAACAGCATCGGCTTTTTCCTTTTCAAACCCTGCAATTTGTTGGTTAAGCGCGTTTAATTTTTGCTGATACTCGTGTAAATCTTTTCCGCTTCCAGACCTTGCCGCTTTTTCTTTTGCTTCTTTTACAACTTGTAAAGCCCTTTCAACTTTTTTATAGGTTGATTTTTCGCCTGTAATTTCTTTGATTACAGATTCATCAATTTCATCTTCCTTTAACCATTTTTCAACATTTGTATTGAACGGGTCTAATGCCATTGCGGTAAAATGCGATTTAATCACAGGGTCATTCTTGGCTTGGTCAGTTGTGATTAACTTATTTGAAATCGTTTCAGAAATTTCATCAGGAATATCCGTATTTGAAAACTCTGATTTACTTAACAAATCAATAAACGATTTGCTGTTTGTGTCAAACCCTGCTTTATCAAGCAATGATTTAATAAATTCGCCTGCCTTTTTCATATTCTTTTGCCTCCTCCGCAGCATGGTTTAGATGGGCGCGGCATTGATGTTGTCTTAGCCATTCTTCCCTCCTTTTTTTGGTGCTTCTGTTGGTGCTTCTGTTGGTGCAAGTCGAGCGGAAAGGGCAGCGATTAACTCTTGATTTTGCTGCATCAACATTGCAAACATATCAGATGTTTCAACCCTTTGTTTTGCCTTTGGTGGATTAATCACCATCAATGCCTCGTCAAATCCAAGTGCGGCTGCCTCTTGCATGGTCAATTCAACTTCTTCAATAAGATATTTTTCGCGCTTTTCGCGTGAAATTTTCTTACGTTTTTCGGTGTGAAAAAATTTATTGATTTTGTTGTTCGGGTGGTAATTTACATGACCGCTCGGCCTTGTAACTTTCAACACCATCATTGTTCCTTTTTCTTTATCAATCATAATGATTAGTTTGGTTTGAGCAAAGTTATAAAATTTTATTTTATTCTATTGCGAATATTTGCGGGCACAAGTTGTGCGGGTATTGCATAGGCTTGATGACCGCAATTATAACCGCCCCGATATTGCATGAAATTGCTTATGTTGGTATCTTCATACATTCCTTGCGGTAGTCCTGTTTTATCGTAAATCTTGCCTTTTAATTCTTTGAACTCTGCGAAATTTCCGCGAATAATTTGGGGTAATTCGCTACGATGAAAATATTTCTTTCGCTTCAATGCCTCGCAGAATGTTCGGGTATCTTTCACGTTTGAACCCTGATACCTAAACCATTCCCAACCTAAATCAGCGGTCATTACCTCATTAACGGTCGCGCTGTATTGGTTAATGGCATCTGTTGTGATTTGCCGGGTAAACTTCTGCAATTGCCCCTCTGTTTTCACTCCATCAATTTCAGTTCCTGTGATGTAGTTTTGCAGTTCTTTGGCTAATTGCGTGTACTTGCCGCCTGTTGTTACATAGGTATTAATGATTTCGCGCAATGGATTAGTTAAATTCGCCTCCATGCCGCTATCTGTCAGCGTATCTAAAACAAGCGAAATACTTTGTTTCCTTATCGCTTCAACCACCTTAGGCGGGCTAAATTTCTTCTCTAATGCCTTGAAGTAGTTTGAATTTAATTTATCGACCTTTTCATAAAGCGCGGTGAAACTTTTCACCATTTCAAGGTAATCGGTATCTTCATAAATGATATACTCAATTTCACCTTTTAATTTAGAAAGTAAACGGATATTCTTCGCGCTGTTTACAATAGTTCCATTGGTAACGATTAAGTCCTTTTGAAACATTAAAAGTTTATTGTAAATGCGCTGCTGAATCGCGGGAATGCCCTCTTGAAAATCAATAACACCCCTGTCGATTTCTTTTAATATCTTGTCTATTTCTTTGTCGCCTGTCATTCTATCGGATCGGGCAATACAATATTAGTCGGGTCAATTTTGGTTTTGATTTCGGCCAACTTTTCATCAGCGTATTTCATTAAAACTGCAATCTTTTCTTTTCGGCCAAATGACTGAAAGTTTTTGTTTTCTTCGTAGGCACGTTTGATAAAATCTTGTATGTAGGAGGAAATAATGTAATCCTGCTTTGTTGCTCCCTTATTTGAAATCCTTAATGCTTTGTCATCTTCTGACATTCCCGACATCGGGTCAAGATTATAAGCATCGGTTAAAATATTCTGCAATCGGGTGTCATTGGGGAAACGCTTTTTGATTATTTCCATTTCCATTTGAGCCAAAATAGAATCATTCACACCGCTATCTTTAGCCGCTTTTAGTTCTTCAATAACAAATCCTGTACCCAATACATCAAACTGATTAGGTATGATATAAATAGGCAACATTTCTTTGATTTGTTCGGCTGTGTATAAATCCAAATACCTCCAATAGGCAGTTAACCGCGCTATGTTTTCCTGAATGCGGGCTAAATCAACTGCTACGCCAAAGAACGTATTATTTGTTTCGTCCCTGTCGTATGCCTTTGATATTCCCGATGTATCTGCTGGGACTTGCTCCAAAAACTGCATATTAACAGCAGCCAACGAACGGTAACGGTGCGCGTCAATTCTTTGGCTTTGCAGTGCCGCTATTTCAGTTTGTTTTTGAACATATCCGATTGGTGGTGTTGGTGGCGCGCTTTCGCCCATGTTTGTCTTTGCCGGGCGAATCCTTACCACATCGAAAGGGCTTGATGGAATCTGCCCATTCTTACATTTTACGTTCGTACATGGTACTTTATTACCCTCCTTAACCAAATACCCTTGACCAATACAATCAGGGCATTGTTCGTCCTGATAAATCCACATTGTAGAGTTTTGGTGCATAGTGATTTCAGCGCGTAAATCGCTAAACTCAATTGTTGCAACATTCAACCAGGGTAGCATGGCCTTGAATCTGCTTTCGTATTCGCGGCCGATTGGGTACTCTTCTTCAACTATGCCGCCCAATGTAAAAAAAGGAACTTCTGGTAAGTTAAAAATCTTTTCTTCATCAAGATAAATCGTACCTTTTGAATCCACAGACCATTTACACCACCTCTGTTTATCAATGGAATAAAAAACATCTCTCATTCCGCGTTTTTTTTCAACGCTTCTTTCATCCATGTAAACAATTGAATTACCCTCGTAATGGTAAACAATTCGATTGCTATTAATGATGTATGGTTTTACCTCTCTGAAATCGGTAGCATTTTCAACCTCATCAGCCCAAACAACGCAAACACCATTGGCATCAATTACATATTGTTTTAATGCAACTTGAAAAGCCCACGCCTGCAATGAACGCGATGCGGTAAACTTGGTTTCAAGATATGGTTTTAATCGCTCGGTTTCCGCTATTTTGGTAAACTGCGAATCATCGGGAAACTTCATAAAGTACCCATCTGAACGGTGGATTTTTGATAAGGAATTTAACACCCTATCGAATACCTCTGCAAATACAGGCTGATAAGTTAGCTTCCTGTAATTCTTAACAATGTCGTGTTCGTTCGGCCTGTTCTCGTCAATTAGTTTAGTCGGGTAAACTTGGTCTGAATAGTACTTGAAATTTTCATACTCGGCATCATCGGGCTTTTCGCCTTTTACCTTTTTGATTACTTCCTCCGTAATTATCGGATATTTTTTGTTCTCTTCCACTTTGATTAGTATGTATGTCGTTCAGGTAGCCAACGCTTCTTTGCTTGGCATTGGAATTTTTGACGCAAGTTCATCATTCTTGCATATAGAGAAACTAAAATATCGTAGTTGTTTTTTTGATGTTCGCCAATATTGTTACCACCGATTGAAATGCCGCAATAGGTATCTTTCAAATCTTTCAGTCGTTTTGGTGCGGCTGAATCCATCGGCCAAAAAGTAGGATGGAAATTTTCTTTGTGTGGCGCGTGTCCTGTTTGGCACATTGAAATCCATAGGGGCAATTCATCGGGTATGCAGTCTGCAAACTCGATATTCTTTACCCTAATGTTTTCAAAGTTTTCAATCCATTTTGAAAATAATTTATCGTTCGCTTCAGTTTTCTTCCACCAAATAAATTCAGAATGTACGTTCCAAATTTTCTCATTTGTGAAACCAAACTTTTCTTTTACCTCCAATAAATTAGCCCATTGCTGCGAATCTTCTTTAATATCAGGCGAATCAAATAGGGTGAATCCGCTATTTTTCACCGTAAAATCAAGGCTTTCAATTTCTTTTAAGATGGTATTAATCATGCCGTTGTTAATCATGATAATATCAACATCAAGAAACAAGGTATTGTCAAACGGTGTTATTTCGTTGATGTGGGCCTTTGTTTTAATGTAGCAAGTTTCACCGTTTAGTGTGTATTGATGTGGTTTTAACTCCACGAATTTAGTAAAAAACGAAAGGTAATTTTCATCAAGCCTTGATAATGTTTCGGGTGTGTGCGCTACGCAAATAGGCAATTCGCAGCCATTAGCCCGTAATGACATCGCAAGCGTTCCGGCTAATTGTCCGTAGTTTTTATGCCCTGCTGCTATTAATAAAATTCCTGTTGTCATTTGCAGTTAGAATTTACCTCGTTGAACGGTGTTTCGTAAACCAAAAAATCGGCAGGCCAAGCGTTTATGGGTTGCATCATGTTTGGGAATTGGTTGTTGTATTCATCCTCAAAAGTACAATTAAAAGTTTTAATTGATGGGTTTCCAATTCTGAAATTTACCTCATCGTGTTGCAAAGCTACATTTAAAGCCCTGTGAACCTCCTCGGTCATCATGTCCGTAATGGCTTGGTATTGCATTGATAGGCGGGCAAATAGTTTCTTGCGTGAACCATTCGACCGAACGTAAACCTTTTGATTATTTCGCACGTTTGGCGACTTGAAATAAATAGGCAGCCTTATTCGATTGTAGTTATTTTCCTGCGTATATGTTACCACAAAATAATCAAACCCAAAGGCATTTTCTTCGTTCCAATAAGATAGAACCGCAGTTCCGCAATCGTCCGATTTCTGAAAACATTGGTCTGAATTGAAGATATAAGACGACCCAGCCGCCCCGATTGCAACAATCGAAAGTGTAAAACAATCGCTCTCGTTGTAAAGGTTGCCTAAGTCACTATTGGAAAACTCAAGGTACAAGCCAACGGTGAAAGCATCAACTTGGTAAGCCTCTGAAATTACATTTGATATTTGCGTGGAAGCTCCGCCACTAATCGAAAAGAATGAGAATGTAAAGTTTTCAGCAACCTCATTAGTTCTAAAATTTATCTGAAAGGCCAAATCACCGCCATTAACAAAAGGAAAGCAGAAATCTTTTATAATCCCGCATTCTGTGTCTGTAATGTATTCGCCTCTATTTCCAAATGTAACAAACGAGTTTTGAACATTTACGGTCGATGCCATAGCAGTTTAAATTTAGCATCCCCTTCGTTGGGGTTGTGCGTAATTTGAATGATATTTCCCTGATAGGTTACGCCTCTGCATTCGAGCGTAACAAGTCCATAAGGATTAAGTTTAATATCCTCAAATTGTTCCATGCTTAACGGTGCATTAAACACCAAAAATTGAGTTTCCCAAATCGGGGAAGTATCTGCAATATCATCAAAAACACTTGTATCAATATCCTGATTTTCGGCAATTATTTCACCCTCTAAAAAACATTGCGTATTCATTTGCCCTTCTGCAATGTAGTTCCCTTCACCGCTATTAAAGGTAAGAATTTCGCCTGATGTTGTGGGTCTTGGTGCTGCAATACTTTTGAACCATGCCAATAAATTACGAACAGGTGTTAATCTGTAATTCATTCGGGTTGCAGGGCTGTAAATATTTGCCGCGCCTGCATCAACACCACGATAAGCAACCAAAACATCATCAACTACCTCTGTGTTGATTAGGAAAGTATCGTTGTCATAACGCCAATCAGATGTACCTGTTTTGGCTTGGTTCTTTCTGCGGGTTATTTCGATTGTGTACCCGGCTGTAATCAGGTCACAAAGCAAGTCAAGTTCCTGCATTTGTGAATTAACATTTCTTCGATATTGTCGGCTCGTATTCATTTCATCCAAACCGTTATACTCTTCGGCCTCCCATTTATTATACCCAACATTAATAACCGACCAAATCAATTCTTTTGCGGTTACGAATTTAACCTCCATCACCGACCCAATATTGACCGCTTGTGTTGACTTGTAAAATTCGGGCAATTCCGCAATCCTTAAAACCGTTTCGTTTGAATCAAATCCCCAGCCAATATTAAAAATCTTGCGAATATTATCGAATAAAGATTCAAAATTTAGGAACATTTTTGGGCTTGATGGCTCGGTTACATTTCGGATATGAAGCCCGTTTGTCAGGTGATAATTATCGAAGCAATCAATTAAAACCGATGGTGAGGCACAATCAGCACCACCGTAAACTAATGGCAAAAATTCAAGTGTTTTATCAAGCCTATACCCGATTGCGGTTGTTTCATCGCAGGCCGAATCTAAGGCCATTGTAAAATAGTTTTGGTCATTGCCTGCATCATAGCGGATTTCTATATCATAATCACCGCTGCCCAATCCTGAAATAAAAGGGTTGATAAAAATGTAGTAAAGCAAAACCTGTGATTCTTCGTAAAAGGGCGTATTTGAAAACGCAATATCAAAATTTACCGTATTTGTTACCCCTGTTGAAATTGCGCGTCCATCTATACCTATACTGTTGCTGTCAATAACGGCTAAAGTCGCGGTGTTTAAATCGTACTTTGCAAATAGTAATCTGGTTGTAAGGCTTCCGTTAAATTGCGGTGTGTACAAAAGTGAACCCTTGCATCTGTATTCAATCGTTGCATCGTTATCAACGCAATTCAGCGGATCGGGCGTGCGCTCGTAAATGCTCAAAAATTGACCATAGCCCGCGAAATCTGATAACGAAGTAAAATCAATCGGGTCAATACCCCCATTTTTTTCAACAAAATTGCAGATGATATTATTTAGCGCAAAATCCCCGATTTCGTTTATTGTCATATTAGGCAATAAAACAGGATGATACAAATACTTATCGCCCGTTAGCGCATAGTTGCCCGTGCCAACACAATCAGTTCCATCTGTATTATACGCTTTGTTTTGCAGTAAAATATCTTGCCCCTCGATTAAAATCGTGTCCTCATCAAGTGGCGCAATCGCATCACCATTTAAATCGGTCGTTGTTTGTAGGTCAACATCTTGGCCTATGCGGTTCAAAAATATATCGGTACACTTTGAGGCAATAACATCGCACTCGATTAAGCATTCATCCGAACAAACGCGGGAATAGGTATTGAAATCAAATTTACCTCTAAAATATTGGGTGTATGTGCCTGAATTATCGCAATCGTATTCAATCAATAACTCCATTTGACCATCAGACCCGTTCAAGTCGTATTCATCACGCAGTAATTCAAAGGCATTCCCAACGTACTGAAATCCATCGGTATCAATGTTTACAATAATTCCATGATTCACAAGATTACGATTAACTGTTGTTTGCACACCATCCCACCCAATAGGCTCGTCAATAACCTGACTTACTCCCAATGAATCTATTATTGTGAACCTCCAAATCATGCCTGAAATCTTAGCTTTTTGTTTTTGTATTCAGTTCGACCGTTTTTAGTGGTAATATATTTGATGAACCCTTTTTCATCCAAAGAAATATCAACATTTGACCTTCCGCGCTCCATTACTTGCCCTAATCTTTCGTAGTCCAGAAAGTTGGTTTTTTCAGATGATTTTGCCACAAATTCAGCGGCTATTTGATAGTTACCGTTTGATAATGCAGACATGATATTGTTCGCTAATGTCGGGTCAACTTTCCTGTTGTGCATGGCTGACAACGCTGTGAAATAATCATTGTTCACATCAGTAGGTACAACCCTTTCACCCATTGATAGTTTGGCCCAAATATCATCACTTGTGCCTGTGCCTTCGCCAATTAAACGCTCCACACCTTTCGCAAACTTTGGCGGGCCTTGTGCTGCGATGATTGCCACTTGCGCCCCTGCCGATATCCCTGCCGCTGCTGCCGCTGGTATGTTTGCGGGTGGTGGTATTGTTGCCAATGCTTTACTAACAGCCAATGCCACGTTAATAGATGCCTGTGCTAAATCAGCGTTGTATTGCGCCCTTGCTGCTTCTTGTTTTATTCTTCTTTCCTGTAAAGCATAACGCATATTTATTTTCAATTTTTGCGCCTCGGTTAATTCGAGGTTGTTTAATTCAGAATCCTTTTGAGCATTTAGGAAATTAAGTTCATTGTTTAGTTCCTCATTTCTTCGATTGTTATTAATATCGAACAAAGCGTTTGTAATTTGAATAGCAGCATCAATTGAAGCGTTTTTTATTGCGGTCATTAATGATTTTTGTTCTGCTGCGTCTGCATCTCTTAAATCCCTTTTCTTTTTTAAAAATTCTTCAAAATCTTCAATTTCGCTTTCGTAAAACTCATCCATTAATTCAGACTGCGACATATTAAATTCTTCAGATGCTTTTAATTGCGCTGCATTGAATGAAGAATAGGTGTCTATTACCCTGCTATAAACATCTGTCCGCAATTCTGCTTCATAATTTAATTGCTGTTTAATTTTTTCAATATGTTTTTTATGATTATCTGCAATTTTTTTCTCTTTTTCCTCATTCTGTTTTACTTCTTTTTTATTGAATTTTTGTTTTGCTGCCAACATCTCCTTTTCATAATTAGCAATAACCAATTTTTCAGAATTTTGATAACTTAAAATTATTGCCTCTCTTTTTCTAAGATAAGCCCCATAAAATCTAATCTTTTCAGCACTATCTAATTCATTAAACGCATCATCTGCTGCCTTTAAATCATTGTTTCGCTTAGTTTGAAATTGAATAAGCAATTGTCTTTTTTTACGCTCAATATCAAGCACCGTATTAACCTCTTCTGATAATCCTGCCTTAATTAATTGAATCCTTGTTTCAATAGCCTCTTTTGTGTCGCCTATTGAATTTAATTTATTTTTAAAAGCCTCAATGTCATCCTCTGAATTATTTAATTCAGTAACTAAATAAGCTACCCCTGCAACAACTAAAGTTAATCCTGCTGTTGCTGTTGCGGTTGCTGCCGCAATACTTGACCCCATTACACGCGCTGATACTGCCACCGCTTTTTGCGCCCCATCCAAAACCATTGTTTTCAATGCGCTGTTTCCCGTTGCAATTGTCGCCAATTCCTGAACACCCTGAAGCAAAGCCATTGCGCCCTGAACTTTCATTAAGGTCTTTTCAAGTTCTTTGTTTTCGCTTCCAAACAATGCAGCCGCGCCTGTTGCAACACTTATTCCTGCTGCTATACCACGAAAAGCAGTTACAACCGCATCAAGTCTTTTTGTGTCGGATGCTAAACCCTTAACCCTTTCATTAATGTCGCCAATTGTATCTTCTAATTCAGCAGCTCGCAATGTGGCCGCCCGCAATTCCTTTGCACCCATGTCACCATTAGCGATTTCTGCTTTTAATGCCCGAAGTTCTGCCTTTAATGAAGAATATTGTTTTGTTGCCTTTGTTGCCTCGTCTGTTCCTTTTTTCAGGTCGTCTGTTGCTTTTGCTATTGCGCCACCCGCCACCGTTGCCGCCAATTGGTCAACCTCTGCATTGAGTTTGCCCATTTCGGTCGTTGACTTGTTTAATCCCTGAATAAATTCGCGCTGCTCTACGTTGATTTTCTCAAATTTTGCGGCATCTTCATCCGTTATCTTACCCATCAACTGCAACTGCTTTATTGCAGGCTGCAATCCCTCGGTGTCGGCAACGAATTTTATTATTACATTTTCCACTAACGCGCGTTCATGTGGTTCGGTTTTGGTGGTGGTAACTTCCGCGCTTCATTAGCGAAGAAAAAGAAATCATACAAAGTTAATAATTTTAGGTCGTAATTAGCAGGCAAAAATCGCATCACAGAAAGTTTTAATCGCTCTCTTTGCTCAACTCCTTCTCTAACGTCTGCAATTCCGCTAAATTCAGTTCTATTGATTCTATTTTTTGAACTATTTCCAAATATGTCAGGGAAAACTCGCCCGATTTCTCTAAAAACGGTATCAATTTCCTTATTGGCGCGGATAAAAAAAAAGCGTTGCCCGACCTTTTCCATGCCTCAATCTTCTTTTTGTTGTACTCAAAATCGTACTTTAAAAGGTTTTCCGATTTGTCAACAAAGCACACCGAAGCCACCCGGTAAATAATATCCTTGCTAATAATAAATTTCAACCTTTCCTCTAACCGGGCATTGAGTTTAACCGCCTCGTTAATGTTTACTTTTCGCGGGTCGGAATAGATTTTCTTAACCGCTTCAACGTGCTGCAAAAGGTATTCATTAGTGACACCGTTTTGCATTTCCTGAAAGAATGTCAATGCCTCTAAACCTCGCTCAAATGGCAGATTGTTCTTATCAACAAACTCAAAGTAATCAACGCCCTCGCAATTAAACGCGAAACTTAACGCAAAATCATGCGTGGGCGGTTGTGGTTTCTGCGAAGATTTCGTGAATAGGTTTTTTATCAGTCCAAACATGGTTTATTGTTTTTTGAAAAATTAATCTTTTTATCTCGATTTGTAATTGCTCTCCGTCCTTTTGATACTTGCGCTTTTTGGGCATTCCATTACACCCGCAGGATTCACCAACGTACATCCACCCTGAATTAATCAGGAAATCATGCGCTACCTCAATCCCCATAAACGTACTTGTAAAGCGCACCAAGCGCGTAAATAACGAGCGTATTTAAGGCACAAAGACAAACCAAGTGAATAGGTATAGCCAAAGACAAATGATATACAGGCAGAGCGAACAAAAGCCCATGAATTGAAGCCATGCAGGGCGGGCAAGTAAATAAAGGTTTGTGCATCCATTCGGGCAAATGCAATTCAAAGTAGTTTCCAAACCTGTTGAAAATACTAAAATCGTAGGTCAACAAAACGTGGACACCTATGCACCACAGGCAATTTATCAGTAGTATGTATAGGTCTATGCACATTCGCAAGGGTAGTTTACGCTTGTTGCCTCGGTGTCGATGTAGTCAAAATCAAAAACAAAGTCCGTGTATTCCACGTTGCAAATCGTTACCACCACAGGGTCGCAAGCATCGGGCAAATATACATTGAACAAAACTTGCCCTATACCCTCGTTCCAAAATCCTTCTTGGTCAGCATCCTTGGTAAGCGTTATTTTTCCATCGGCATCGGTGGTATAAGTTCGCTCCAAAACTGACCCATTGGAAAAAGTGAAACTAATTGTGTAATCGGTTTCAGCAGTTAGGCCCAAGTTCAACACGATTGAACCAATGCAGCCCGCTATTTTTTGAGTGTATGCGCTCCCGCAGTTAATTAATGACATTGGTTACCTCTTTATTCCCCAAAAGTACAAATCTTGCGGCCAATCTTTACGCTGAAAGAAAAAATATTGCGAAAAAACCTCATCAATATCGACCGCTTCGCGAATATCTTTCTCGGTTAAATTCTTGTAATAATCAGACCATTCACCCTCTAACAATGGCGCGTCCTGCGGTGATGTCCTGCGTGTTCCGTGTTCGGGTCTGCCTGTTGTGGCGCAAGTAAATAGGAATAAACCGCCACTTCTTAATAGCTTGTGGCAAATATTTTGCAACGATTCTTCATAAAACATATCATGTTCAAAGCATTCCGTTGAAATTATCGTATCGAATTGCTCGTTTTTAATCTCAAATCGGTGTGCCGGGCAAACAATATCAACATTCTTACCATCTGCTACATCAATGCCGACATATTTCGCGCCCGTGTCGAATAGGTCGCGGTTGCTGCCATTAATATCAAGGCTGCCAATGTCTAAGACCCTAACCTCCTTAAAGTATTCAGGATAGATTTCTTTTACTTGTTCGCAAAATTGTCGTTGCTCAAAGTGTGCCATTTCGTTTGTATTTGGTTTTAAATAATTGAATGTCTTTTTCGCATTGAATGTAAAAATCGCCCGTGCTGCATGATGTTGACATTTCGGTTTCAACCATCAAATCATTCATTTGAGCGGGCTGCATTTCCTGAAATAACCAATCATCACCGCAGGCAATCAATAAATCTTCGGGAATCGGCTTGTAAAGTTCTTTCCTGAATAGTAGCAAACAGCCCCACCCATGCGGGCGGGTGTCAATAACAGAAGTTCGGGCGAATCTTTGTTCCTGCTTTTTTAGCTGGTAGTTATCCCATGATTGACCTACAATGCAATAACCTACGTTGACCGAAAAGGCAATGTTAGGGTCGAAATTTATATCATCGTTGCAAAGAGCGACAAGTTCGGTTTTGGCTAATTCAACTCCTTTATTCCATGAAGGATTAACGAAAAGGTTGTCATCCGTGTCAATGTGAATAATCTTTGAGTGTGTTAATAATGAAAGTTGGCTTTTAGCGTTGTGAATCAAAATAATTTTGTCAACTAATTCACAGCCGATTAAATCCATTAATAATTTCGGTGTTCGATGTGATAGCCCTAATGTTGGAATAACAACCGTGTATTTCATGGGTCAAAGTTAATTAATTATTGTAAAATTAGATAAAAAAGTATTTGCCGCATATCGGGCGCAATCCAATAAGTCTAATTGTTGTGCTGGGTCGTTCCTGTCCTGCTTTTTTAGACTTCCATCGGCCCGCAAGGTAGCGTTTTCAAGGTCAAATTTTAATCCAAGTGTTTTATTTCGCAGCATCTTGAAATCACCGCGCGAAAGGATTGAGTTAAACAATACCCGGTTCTTTTCCAATGGTGGGTTAATTGTTGGTACTAATAATTGATTTCGGCCTAATCTTAATTCCTTTTGAATTATTTTGTAATATGTTTGGTTATCCTTCACCATTGCAGACCCACTATTACCTGAAGCGTCACCTGTAACCAAAAACACTTTGTTCGGGTAGTGAGCATTGATATACTCGCACATCTGATAAATATCGCTATTTGGTAGCTTTATGGCATCGTAAATATGAAGCGAATTAATCCCATTTGATTGAAAAATAATGCAGGACATTGGGTTTTTATTGAAGTCGAACGATATGCAAATTTCCCTGTTTGGGTTAAACTCCATCTCATTTACACAATGCTTATTTTCATCAAAAGCATAGGCCCATCGGCTTCCATCGTGGTCAAAATTAGTCCAATCACCTAAAATGAACTGCCTTTTGTACCTTTCATCTAATTGCTCCCATCCTTCTTTTTGCTCATTGGTAACAAAGGCATTATCATCAGGATAGGCTAATTGATAGTAGTATTTTGGCGGTAAATTATTTTCTAAAAACGGAACGTGAACTTTGTTTTTAATCCATTTTTGGGTCGGGTTGAACGTGGCTAATGAAATCGGGTTCGGCATTTTATCTACGTACCACGAACCTAATCGACTATTGCCTATGTTCCAAAGTTTTTCGCTTAGTTCTTCGATTTGTTCGTAAAATATTCCATTGGTTTCAAGTCCTAAAAAGCTATTTAATTCAGGGTCATGGCTTATGTTTTCGCCCATGAAAAATATCTTTGAATCGCTTGTTTTGTGGTATAGGTAGTAGTTTGATTTATCCCTGCTCCATTTCCAATTAGTCATCCCATCCACAATTTTCGCAAACGTCGGGATGGTGGTTTTTTGAAGTGCCGGGAAATCGGATCGGATAACGTGCCACCGGGTGTTAGGGAAATTCTTTGCTAATGTTAATTGTAAGGCAGCACAAACAAAGGTCTTACCGCCACGAATTGCGCCTCCATAAAAAAAGTACCTGTAAGCATTTTGACCGTGTATTGCCTCCAATGCCTTGCAGTAAAACTCCCATTGTTTTGGGTTTTTTTGAAAATCAACAATCATTCAAGGTTAATTTCCTTTCCATCAGGTGTTTTGATGGTTGTTGGGGCTTTGTTGATAGATTCGCCATTTGTGGTAAGGTCTAATCTTTCACCGTATTTCTTAGGCGAAAGTTTCGACATCAGCCATTTGCGGGCATCTACCCTAAGTCGGGAGCGATTAATAAATTCTGAATTTTGAACCACATTTCCGCCCTCTGTTATTTTCGCGTCACCGCTTGAATCATCGGCTATTTCGATAATTTGTTCGGCCATAAAATCCATTTGCTGCTCCTTCGCGCGCGCGTACTTGGCGGCATTTTCGGGTGTTTTTTCTTTCCATTCCCTAAAATACCGCCTTGAAACATCAAATTCTTTGCAAATTAAAGTCAGTCCATCCGATGAAGTTGCAATCCTTTCGCAAATCTCATCAAATATCTTCTCCGTTAATTTTGGCTGCTCTTTTGCCATTTACCTACATTTCATTTCACAAGTCCCAATCGTTATTCCGTTGGCGTTAATATCATTTATTGAGTAACTTCCCGCCTTTTCATATTCTTTCATTTCCTTTCGCGTTCCTTTGAAACTTGAAAACCATTGATAGTTTACCTTCGCTTCCTCCCCGGTTAGTTTACTTACTTGGGTTGTTTTGAGCGTTTGTGTGCATTCGTATTCCTTTACACAGGAACAAAACAAGCTGATTAGTATGATTGTGATTAGTGTTTTCATCCCACAAAGTTACAAATTTTTCATTAAATTAAATTTATCAGCATCCTTTCGGGTAGTGTTCGGGTATTTCGGTGGGAGGCGGGGTTCGCTTAATAAATGGAACATTAACCGTTGGAGGGCTGGTTGTTTCGTCAAATTTAACGCTTTCGGCCCATTTCTTCCATTGCTCCAATTCTTCGGGTGAGATTGGGTCTTGTTCTTCCTCTGCAAGCATGGCCTTAACAATTTCGACAATTTCCTGCATTTCAGTTTGAATTGGCAGGATTCCAAGTTCATCCGCAAGGTAGTTATGTAGTTTTTGGTAGTTCATCCTTTGATTTTTGTTTGTTGTATTGGCGATATAAAGTAGCGTGTAGCCATGAGTTATAACCAATGCTATGCGACACGTACATCAACAACAATTGCGGTTTTAGTATGGTAAACAACAAATCTATATTCAGTTTGTGTTCCTTTCTTAATCCACAAAGCACAGTTATAAATACCTTCTTT